GGGATTTGACCCTTATGTCATGATCTATGAGCGGCCCACGGCGCCGCCCATCACCCGGTATCTCCAACGGTGGGTGAACAACAAGAGGATTTTCCGTACCGTGGAGCATTTTGCGGACTATGAGCCGGTGAAGAAGCTGGGCGGGGATGGATAAGATGCCTTGCTGAGGAAGTTTTGAAAATCTGAGAGAAGCGTCTGCCCTCCGGGACGGACGCTCCTCTTTCTTTTATAGGAACGTCCAGTGACACAAAAAGGAGGGCAGACAGCATGATAAAACAGACAGGTTTCAGTTTCCAGGACGCAGACATCCGCAGTATTGACCGCTCTCAGCTGGCTGACCGCAGCCAGATTCACATTGACAAGGGCATGGAGCGGGAGGAACGAATCCGCGAGTTCTGCCGCCAGACCAACTACCACCCGGACTGCATGGTCATTGACGGCGTGGTGGTTCTGAGCCGCTTCTCCCGGTCGGATGTCACCATTGAGGACTGCATCTGCGCCGCCGTCAGGAACGCCGGATAGGGCGGCGCGGCGACATCCTCGACTTTACCAGTGGAACGGCGCTATTCTGGCGGTGGTGGGACACACCCACGAATACTCAGACAGGAGGGAACAAAATGGCAGGACGGATTTGGAATGTGGCCGCCTATATGCGCCTTTCCCGTGAGGACGGGGACAAAGAAGAATCCAACAGTATCGGCAGCCAGCGGGACATGATCCGCGACTTTATCCTGAAACGGGAAGATATGGTGGTGGTACGGGAGTATGTGGACGACGGTTTTTCTGGGGTTAGCTTCGACCGCCCCGGTTTCCAGCGGCTCCTGAAAGACCTGGAAGCGAAAAGGATCGACTGCATCGTGGTCAAGGATTTTTCCAGGTTTGCGAGGAACTACATCGACAGCGGAAGGTATCTGGAAAAGATATTCCCCAGCATGGGGGTACGGTTCGTATCCATCAACGACAACTATGATTCCAGCGGCGCACGTTCGCAGTCGGATGCGCTGATCGTGCCGTTCAAGGGCATCCTGAACGATGCATACTGCAAGGACATTTCCATGAAGATTCGCAGCCAGCTGGACATCAAGCGCAAGACCGGCGACTTCATCGGCGCGTTCTGTACCTACGGCTACCGGAAGTCCCCGGAGAACAAGAACCGGCTTGTGGTGGACGAGGAGGCCGCCAGGGTGGTGGAGATGATCTTCCGCCTGCGTATCCAGGGCATGACCAACTCCAGCATCGCCGCACGGCTCAACAGCATGGGCATCCCCAGCCCGTCCGCATACAAAGCGGGCAAGGGGATGAACTACCGTTCCGGCTTCCGCGTTGCGGGGCAGGCCGGTTGGACGGCGGTAGCCATACGCAGGGTGCTGACAAACGAGGTCTATGTCGGCACTCTCATCCAGCATAAGCGCGGGACGCCGAATTACAAGGTCAGGAAAGAGATCCAGTATGATGAGTCCGACTGGATCATCATCCCCAACAGCCACCAGCCCATCATCGAGCAGACTGACTTCGACACTGTGCAGTCCCTGCTGAAACGGGATGTGCGGCTTGCCCCGTCAAGGGAGGAGCTGTATCTCTTTTCCGGCTTTGTCTACTGCGGCGGGTGCGGCCACTGCATGGTGCGTAAGACGGTCCCGTCCAAAGGCAGAACCTACCACTACCTTGTCTGCTCCACCCACAAGGCAGGGCAGGGCTGCTCCACCCACAGCTTCAGCGAGAAGAAGCTGGAGAAGATCGTGTTCACCCTGCTCCATGACCATATCGGGCAGATCTGTGAGGTGGGCAGGACGCTGGCGTATATCGCGTCCCTCCCAGAGAGCCGGAGGGAGATATTCAACTATGACGCACAGATTGAGCGACTGAACGGGGAAATCAGGAAGTACCAGGATCTGAAACTGAACCTATACGGCGACATGGCGGACGGCATCATCAGCAAAGAGGAATATACGGAGTTCCGGGCTGGGTATGACCGCAAGATAGCGGAACGCCAGCAGAGCCTCCGCCTTTTGGAGGAGGAGCGGACGCAGGCGGTCAGGGACAACGAGGAGGACATCCCCTGGATACGCCTGTTCCGCCAGTATGAGAACATCACCGAGCTGCACCGCCATGTGCTGGTCAACCTGGTGGAGAAGATCGTCATCTATGACGCACAGCACGTTGAGGTATTCTTCCGCTACCAGGATAAATTTGAAAAGGCGCTGCAATATATCCGCCGCATGGACGGCATGAAAGAGGAGGCGTGAGCTATGGGACGCAGACGCAGAAAGACTTATACGGAACTGGAACAGGGTGTACAGCAGCCCGTATGTGCTGGAGAGCTGCAGGAATGGCCGGCCGCCATCTATGCCCGCCTCTCGGTGGAGAACAGCGGCAAGGATGATAAGGGGGAATCCATTGAGGGGCAGACGGAACTTTGCCGGGACTACATAGAGGAACATCCCTATCTGCACCTTTATGACACATATATCGACAACGGCTGGACCGGCACCAATACCGACCGCCCCGCGTTCCAGCGGCTTTTGGGAGACATTGAGAAAGGAAAGGTAAAGGCGCTGGTCATCAAGGATTTTTCCAGATTCTCCCGCGATTACATCGAGGCGGGCAACCTGCTGGAAAATGTGTTCCCATGCCTGGGTGTGCGGTTCATCTCCGTTGCAGACCGCTATGACAGCTTCGAGACGGACGGCTCCTCGGAGAGCCTGCTGATCCCGCTGAAGAACCTGATCAACAGCTACTATTCTATCGACATCTCCCGGAAGGTTGCCACGGCGATCCAGGCGAGACAGTTGGCGGCGGCCTACATCCCCAGCATGATCCCTTACGGGTATATCAAGTCCAGGACACAGGAATACCGCTTTGAGCCTGACCCGGAGACACGGGATGTGGTAGCGAGGATATTCCAGATGCGGATAGATGGTGTGCCGCTGAATCGGATCGCGGGGACCCTCCAGGCGGAAGGCATCCCCTCTCCCGGCAAACTGCGGTATTTGCGCGGCACGACCACCGATAAGCGGTATGCGGACAGCAGATGGTCGGCGCAGCTGGTCAAACAGATACTCCGCAACCCCACCTATCTGGGAAACCTGGTGTTTGGCCGGATGCCCACCGCCCTATATCTGGGGAAACCCAAGTACCAGTCAGAGTTTGACGAGAGCAAATGGCGCATCCTGAAGGGGATGCACGAACCGCTGGTGACGCGGGAGGTTTTCGACAAGGCCGGGGCCATGGCGGAGCGGGGGCGGAAAGCATGGGAGGAACGGCTGGCGAAGGGTGCGGAGCGCCGCGCCGCCGACATACCGCTGTTCCGGGGCATCCTGTTCTGCGGGGACTGCGGCTCACAGATGCGCTACTCCCGGTGCTACCATGACGGAAAAATCCACGGCAGCTATTACTGCGGCGCGTATGATTACGGGCGGTGCGCCGGACGGCATACCATCTCCCAGGAAAAGATGAAAAAGATCGTGTGGCAGTCCATGCAGGACCAGATGCTCCTCTACTGCGAGTACCGGAAGATACCGGAACTCCTGCAAAATAAGGGCGGTTCCGGCCAGCTTGAGGAGTGCCGGAAAGAGCTTCAAAGCCTGTCCGTACAGATAAACAGCCGCAGGGCAAAACGGGAGCGGCTGTATGAGGACTTTACGGACGGCATCCTCTCCCCGGAGGAGTATATGGCGGTCAAGAAAAAATACGATGACGAATACCAGGAGCTGAGCGCAAAGGCCAATGAGGTGCAGGCAAGGATGATCCGGCTGAAAAAGTCCTTCTCCAGCGGCAACCCGTGGCTGAAGTCCATGGGGATGCTGGAGGGGAAAACAGAGGTCACTATGGAGCTTGTGACGGCGCTGATTGACCGGCTCACCATCTATCAGGATGGGGACGGTGGCCTTCGTCTGGAGATCGAATACAAGTACAGGGAAGACGCGGCGCTCTTGGAGTCCGCCCGCGAGGAACTGGAAGGAGGGACTGACTGATGACGGTATGCTTTTATATCCGGCTTTCCAACGCCGATGATGACATCCGGCTCAAAGCCGAGAGCAACAGCGTTTCCAACCAGAGGGCCTTGCTGACGCAGTATCTGGCTTCCCGCCCGGAGTTTTCCGGCTATGAGCCGGTCGAGTTCGTAGACGATGGATTTTCGGGAACGAACGGGGACCGCCCCGCCTTTGAGCGGATGATCAGCTTCGTCCGTGACCGTGGCTCCAAACTCATCCTCTGCAAGGACCTGTCCCGTTTTTTCCGGGATTATGTGGAGATCGGCGAGTACCTGGAGCGGGTGTTCCCTACGTTGGGTGTGCGGCTTCTGGCCGTGAATGACGGCTATGACTCCGATGATTACAAAGGCACAACGGCAGGGCTGGATGTGGTGATGAAGTGCATCGTCTACAGCTTTTACAGCCGCGACCTTTCGCAAAAGGTACGGACAGTCCTTGAAGCTAAAGTGAGAAAAGGAAAGTTCATTGGCGCCTACGCTCCCTATGGCTTCCTGAAAGACCCGGAGGACAAGAACCATCTGATTGCCGACCCGGTAGCCGCCAAGGTCATCCAGCGGATATTTTCCATGGCGGTGAGCGGTCATACCACGGGTGAGATCGCAAAGGCTCTGAACGCCGGCCATGTGGAGACCCCCGCCCAGCATTTCCACCGGCTGTTCCCGGAATCGGAAAAGTTCAGGAAACGGGTATCCGAGCAAAAGGGCTGGGACTGGAACAGCGTCATCAAGATTTTGAAGCGGGAGGAATACACCGGCGCGGCGGTGAGCCATAGGAAGAACTGGAAACGGATCGACAACCGCCACACAGTCCAGAACGACCCGGACGAGTGGATCATCGTCCCTGGCTGCCATGAGGCCATCGTATCCAGAGAAACTTATGAGCAGGCACAGGCGGCGATACTTGGTAAAGGGAAATATAAACGGGAGGCGCTGGACTATCCGCTCCGCTCCCTTGTCCGCTGCGGCTGCTGTGGGCGGATCATGTCGAGGGCAAGGGGGGATAAGAAAAGAGGACGGTTTTACA